GTGTTGTTTGTTATACTATTATTATCGGGTAAGGGTGTGACACGTTAGGTCACTAATGATGGGAATAATAAAATTATTCTGCTAATCGCCATCCGTCGATAGCGTTAGCGTGACGGGCTACCACCTCGATCCATTCGGGTGAGAAGTAGTTATCACTTGCAAGTGTGATGATTTTGTTTTCGCCGGTGTTGATGTTGATGAATTTGACAGTCATGATTTTTTCCTTAGTGTTGTTTAACTTGTTATGTCTTTATTATACTATACTTATCGGATTTGTCAAGGGGTATCTTTAAGAATTCCAAAAGTTTTTTAGCAGGTTCCGACAACCTTCATCCCCAAAACTTGAAAGCCGGTGATGGTTCCTTCTTCGTTAACGAAGATGGCGTTTCCGTCCCAGTCAAGAACTGCACCCAATTCTACTTCGCCGGTATAGTTTGCACCGATGATTTCTTCGCCATTGTCGAAAGCGTTGAAGAGTTCTTTTTCGTTTGTGTAAGTCATTTTCGTTTTCCTGTGTTCGTTGTTTGCTATGTCTTTATTATACAGTAGTTATCGGAATTGTCAAGAGCAATCTTTAGTTTTTCCGAAACTTTTTTTCGAGTTGTCGATGCTCGATTTCTTCCTTGATAAACTCAATCAGTTCGGCAATCAGTGTTACAAATCTCATTTAACTTTCCCTTTCGTTGTTGCTTCTATTATATACTATCGGCAATAACTTGTCAAGATCTTTAGCTAAAAAAAAGAAAAGTTTTTTAGGGGTAATTTATCTTCGTGACAAAACGGCAGCGACCTGCCAAAATGGCAGTAGGTGGTTCAGATGCAATACGGCGATGCCGAAGGTGTGTCTTACCCAATCTACCTAAATAAGACCTATATATCCTGATCCTGCCAGAATCCGCCCTTGCTTATGTTCTCCTCGGCCCACAGAGGCTGCAAATTTGTATAATGGAAGGCTTCCAATTGGTCTTCTTCTTTTGTCAGGTCGTAGCTACACAATGGTCGTATGTGATCTATGTGCCATCCGTCTATACCGTAGTTGTCCCAAGTCATGCCCTCTTTAAACTGATTCTCAAGATGCTGCTTTAGCTCCTTTGCGGTACATCCAAGATATTTAAGTGTACTCATTTTCTTAGCAGAGTCGGCCCTTTCTAAAGCCGACTTGACCCTTCTTGCTTGTGCTTTACGAATTCGCTGCTCTGGTTTTTCGCCATATTTTTTCTTCCACTTTTTCACCTTGTCACGATTATTTTTCTTGTAGGCTCTAACGCCCTCTTTCAAATGTTCCGCATTTTCACTGTAATACTTCTTGTGATAGCTCTTGAGTTTTGGATCAAACTTGTATCTTTGATTAGCGATATGATTAATGCACGCCCTACACCGCGACGATTTGTAACTGCGGTGTGACGGTGCAAAATTCATTACTGTTTGTTCACACTTGCAAACATTACAAATCATAGTGCGGGCTTCGCCCTCTACAGTTTCTTTAGTCTCACTAGTCTCCATTTCTATCCTCTAAGATCGAGTAAAGTTATCGTAAGTACACAACAAGTCCATTTATACCTGTAAAGAGAAGAGTGTCGCCCTTTACCAGATACTTTAGTTGTTTTAGAAAGCAGTTAAGTCTTTTGTGCTTAAGAATTTACTTTTACTTTATTCTATTATCGTCCGAAGGACGCTTTACAGGACTGAGTTGACATGGTAGGTCATTGCTCAGATTCGGTAGTTAGTTTGCTTAACCTCGGAGTGCTTGTTCACTCACTGGTAACTTTCTTTTCACCAATTGGTCAGAACGCGAAACTGCACCAATAACGTTTTTTTACAAATTTTCAGTGAAATGTGAGACTTTACAACCATTCCCACACCCTATTATAGTCAATTTTGACGGATTTTCCAAAAAGATTCTTGCAAAAAAGTCGATTTCAGTGTATAATAGAGTGTAGGAACAAGTTCCTCACTCATAGAACTGGAGATAAAAAGATGACGAACAAAGATAAACCGCAACAGTGTGAGGCGAAAATGTGCTGTAAGGCTACCGCCCAGTTGCAAGCAGAGGTTGTGGACGAGATTTTGAAGGACGACAAGAGCTTGAGCGAGCTTTTGAACAAAAAGGAAGCAGATGATAATCAAAACGATAATGGGAACGGTAGCAGTTCCGGCTAGAATCAAAGAAAAAGGTATTGCTCTCGGTTGCTGCGGTATGGAAGAAGCGACTGACGACATAATCTGTCAACAATTATCGCAAGGAAACCCTGAACTTTGCGATCTATGCAACTTTGTTGATAAAAAACAATACTTTTTCTTTCAATTTACCACTAAAGACAACAACACCACCTATGCTGTTGGGCAGATGGGTGATGAGTTTGTTACATATTCGGCCCTCTATTGGCACGATGGGACAAATCTAGTCCCTATTCAACCGAGAGATTTCGATGTAGACGAGCCAGTTGTCATAAAAAACTGGATTCCTAACAAATTTGAGACTCCCAACTCGGTAAGAACTTCGTCAGGTGATGCAATTCTTGAGAATAATCACATTCTTACCTCGATAGACAATAAAATTGTCACTATTTCCATTAATGATCTCAAAAATGAGTATCTTTCCTTTAAACCATTGACCAAACGGCCACAAAAACCGAAACAGGGCACTATTTTCTTCAACAAGAACAAAAAATGTCTTGAATGTTATGATGGGCAAACTTGGAGGGCACTATGGTAATACCACCGGGAATGACAGAAGAACAGGTTGTAGACCAAATTAACATTGTTGTTAATAGAATGGCACACAAATACACCTTTCATGGATATACAGTTGATGACATAAAACAAGAGGCTTTCATTATTTGTATGGAGGCCCTTAACAGATATGATGGAATTCGCCCTTTGGAAAACTTTTTATCGGTAAATCTAAGCAACAGACTCAAAAACTTCATCCGTGACAATCATTTCTTCGGATATAACGAGGAGGACGAACGGCACAACATCCTTCAACCAGCACAACTTGACTTCGAGGACAACATTATCGACGGTCAAGAGAAATTCGCCACCTCGTATGACCAAATTCAACTAAATGACATGTCAGATATCATTGACAGACACCTTCCAGCTAATCTTCGTATGGATTATTTGAAAATGAAGAATGAAATTTACATCTCAAAACATCGAAGGGAAGAAATTGTCACTGTAATCAAGACTATCCTAGAGGAGCATGGTTACTATGAAGAAGGGTAGGATCTCAAAAGAGGAAGAAAAGTACATCAAGGAAAATATTTCTCTTGGTTTAGACCATTTATCCTCAGAGCTAGACCGTGACCCTAATTCTTTGACTAAGTTTATCAAGAAGAAAATTGCCAAGGGCGACATGGAAGAACCTTCTTGGATGCGTTCAAGGGCTGATGAAGAAAGGGCAAAGTATGATCTTACCTATAGGCCATACTGGAAAGAGCTAGAACAGCAATTTACAGAGGAAGAACTCAAACTTTTTGAATATCACTGGACCAGAATTATATCTCAGTTCAAAGATGACGTTATACCAACCGAAGAACTGCAAGTTGTTGACCTCATCAAGCTAGAATTACTCATGAATAGGGCACTCAAAGGTAATAAAGATAACCTTGAGCAGATATCCGCTCTAGACGCTCTGATTACCGCTGAGAGGCAACGCGACCCCGACCAGATAGATACAGACCAACTTTTTAATATGGAGCGTCAGGTAGCGTCTCTGAAAGCCTCACAGGAGTCTCTGAACAAGGACTACCGTGAACTACAAACAAAGAAGAACAGTATGCTCAAGGAGATGAAGGCAACTCGTGAGCAAAGAGTGCAAAGGATCGAAGACTCTAAGAAAAACTTTACTGCTTGGATGGCACATCTTGTCGCCAATCCTGAGATAACCAAACAGTACGGTGCAGAAATGGAGAAAATGCGTTTAGCTATGAAGCAAGAGCAGGACCGACTAGCTAAATTCCATGAATACACCGATGGACAGGTAGATCAACCTTTTCTAACACCAGATACCGTTGAGGACTAGGACTATAATGAAAAAAGCTATTATTTTTGGTATTACCGGCCAAGATGGAAGCCATCTAGCCGACTTGCTACTCTCAAAGGATTACCACGTAGTGGGAATCTCTAGAAGAGCCAGCACTGACAACACACAAAGAATCAAACACATCCTTGGGAACGAAAGGTTCGAGTTGATTCAAGGTGACATTACTGATGCTTATTCTGTTATAAATATACTTAAAAAACATGAAGATGTAGATGAAATCTATAATTTAGCTGCACAGTCACATGTAGCAGTGTCTTTTAAGCAACCAGCACTCACATGGGATATAACAGGCAAGGGCTGTTTAAATATCTTACAGTCTATGGTAGATCTAAACATTGATGCTAGGTTCTATCAGGCTAGTTCTAGCGAAATGTATGGAAAGCACTACGATAGAGATCGCGAAGGCAATAAGTATCAAAATGAAGAAACTAAGTTTATGCCCCAGAGTCCGTATGCAATTGCAAAAGTTGCAGCACACGAACTGACTAGATTGGTAAGAGAAGCATACGGTTTACACGCTAGTGCCGGTATTCTATTCAATCATGAGGGTGAACGAAGAGGCGAAACCTTCGTAACAAGAAAAATTACAAAGTGGATCGGGGACTGGGTTAAGAGCGGTCGCGATCCTAACTTTCCGCAGCTACGTCTAGGCAACTTGGAAGCATTTAGAGATTGGGGGTATGCTGGAGATTATGTGGAAGCGATGTGGATGATGCTACAGCAGGATAGTCCACAGGATTATGTTATCTGCACCGGCGAAACTCATACTATTCGCGAGTTCCTAGATGTAGCTTTCTCATACATTGGAGTTGATGATTGGTCTGATTTAGTAGTTCAAGATCCTGAATTCTATAGACCAGCAGAGGTAGATTATTTACGGGGTGATTGCAGCAAGGCAAACAATGTATTGGGATGGATTCCTAAACACAGCTTTGAAGATTTGGTTAAGAAGATGGTAGAACATGACATATCATGAAAATCTATGTTTTGAAGTTCGATCTATCTTTAGTCCATACCAGACTTAAAAAGTTTAGGTTGAGAGAATTCAATAGTGAAGTTCCCGTATTATTCATAGAAGCAAAAGATCCAGACGAGGCTTGTTATTTAGGGTATTGTAAATTTGCAGATATTGTACTTAGTCAAGACGCTTCCCCTGAAACAGTAAAGTTGATGAAGGAAGTAGAGTACGACATAAGGATAACTAAGGTCTACTGTAAAGATGAAACGAAATTATAACGATCCTGTCTACAGAACTTGGATAGCGAAAGTTAAAAAGCGAGATAAGTATACTTGTCAAATGCCAAAGTGCAATTGCAAGAAAAGATTGCAGGCTCACCATATTAGAAAGTGGTCAAGTGCCTCCATGTTGAGATACGATGTAAAGAATGGCATAACTCTATGCCGAAAGTGCCACGAATCAATAAGTGGTCAAGAACATTTATACGAATCTTTATTCATGGAGATAGTGAGAAAAAATGGCGGGTAAAGCACCGGCGTACAAGGTTATTAAAGATACGCGAGAACAAGATGGTTATACTTTCGAGAGTTTTACTGGAAGATACACTTCTTGTAAAGGTATGGTCGTAAAAAAGTTAGATACTGGAGATTACTCGTTAGAAGGTCTGGAAGACAGACTTTGCATAGAGAGAAAAGGAAGAGTTTCTGAACTTGCAATTAATCTTGGTAAAGATAAAGCAAGATTCATGAGAGAGATTGAAAGGATGCAGGAATTTGAGTTTCCCTTCTTGATTTTAGAATTTTCCTTAGACGATGTTATCAAATTTCCAGAAGGTGCAGATATTCCAGAGGGCAACATGTCCAAGGTTAAGATTACTGGGAAGTATTTATTAAAGATGCTCGTTGAGATACAAATGAACTATAATATCCCAGTATATTTCTGCGATAACAAGAGAAACGCTAAATTCCTAATCAATAGTATATTCAAGAGAGTCAATGAACGCTGCTCAGTTGGAGAATAATAAAATGACGTTAAGTGTCGATACCATTTCAGACGTTCAGGCTTATGGCCTAGACGTTAAAAATAGAGAGCTATACTTACACGGATATATTGGTAACACCGACGAAGATCCCGGTGTAGAGTACAGGATGGCATCACAATTCTATAAAAACATTAGAATTTTAGATAACGTAAGCAAAGACCCTATTATAGTCCACATGTTTAGTGTCGGAGGGGAGTGGGACGCTGGAATGGCTATCTTTGACGCTATATCACTTTGCCAATCATATGTTACGATTGTTGCATACGGTCAGGCTTCTTCTATGAGTAGTATTATTTTACAAGCTGCTGATACAAGGGTTATGACACCAAATGCACACTTTATGTCTCATTATGGATCTGTAGACTGTGGTGGCGATCATCTGAGTGCCCACAACTATGCAAAGGTTGACAAGAGAAATACTGAGATTATGATTGATATTTATACAGATGGATGTGTCAAGGGTAAGTATTTCAAAGATCACTACACTGATCTTACAGAAGAGAAAGTGCGTAATTACCTAAAGAGAAAACTTAAAGATGGTGACTGGTACTTGGACGCTAACGAAGCTGTGTATTATGGGTTTGCAGACGCAGTATTAGAGACTAGAAAGTACCCACACATAGATAGCTTAAAATGAGTAAACTGAAAAACATAGACGATGCTTGGCTAAATCTAGATGGTGTTGACACCAAGAATATCATCAATCCGTTTGATATAGTCAATCTCAATCAAGACGACTTTCACTATAGATTACTTTGGCTTATGACTAGGCCAGAGTATTTCTCGTTTCTGTGTAAACATATATTTAACATCAATATCTTGCCATCACAAGCTCTATTCCTATGTGAGATGTGGAATAGAAAGTTTCCCATGCTAATCGCTAGTCGTGGTTTTGGTAAGTCGTTTATCTTATCGTTATATTCTATGCTTAGAGCATTAATCTTGCCAGATCGAAAGGTTGTAGTTGTTGGTGCTGCTTTCCGACAATCTAAGGTTCTGTTTGAATATATGGAGACAATTTGGAATAATGCACCTGTATTAAGGAGTATGTGCGATGCTAACAGTGGTCCGAGACGTGACGTTGACCGTTGCGTTATGCGTATTAATAAGTCTCGCGTCACTTGCTTGCCTCTGGGGGACGGACAAAAAATCAGAGGCCAGCGTGCTAACGATATTATTAGTGACGAATTTGCTAGTATACCGAGAGACATATTCGAGACTGTTGTTGCAGGTTTTGCAGCGGTCAGTTCAGACCCTATTGAAAATGTTAAAAAGATAGCAGCAGCTAAGAAGGCGGCAGAGTTAGGTATTGAAATGGAGGAAGAAAGTGAAGCTGTAATCGAAAAGAAAGACAACCAGATCATTTTGTCTGGTACGGCTTACTATGACTTTAATCATTTTGCTGAGTATTGGAAAAAGTGGAAGTCAATTATCAAAAGCCAAGGTAAAGCAAATAGATTAAGAGATATCTTTGGCGAAGATCCACCACCAGATTTTAACTGGAAAGACTATTCTATTATTCGTGTTCCTTACGAGCTTTTACCAGAAGGCTTTATGGACGCTTCACAGGTCGCCAGATCGAAGGCAACAGTTCATGCTGGTATCTATCAAATGGAGTTCGGAGCGTGCTTTACACGCGATTCTCAGGGCTTCTTCAAGCGATCCTTGATTGAGGCATGTGTTACTAACGATAAGGAGCCAGTAAAGGACTCTCAGGGTAGAGATCTGACATTCCAAGCACAACTAATTGGAGATAAGAACAAGAAGTACATCTTTGGTGTTGACCCTGCGTCCGAGGTTGACAATTTTAGTATTGTCGTACTGGAAGTAAATCCTGACCATAGAAAGATAGTACACTGCTGGACTACAAACAGAGAAGAACATAAGGGCAAAGTTAAAAGTGGATTTTCTGCTGAGACAGATTTCTACGCATACTGTGCTAGAAAGATCAGAGACTTAATGGTGAGATTCCCCTGTATTCATATCGCTATGGATGCTGGTGGTGGCGGTATCGCTGTGATGGAGTCTTTACACGACAAAGATAAGATCAAAGAGGGCGAAGCTGCAATCTGGCCTATTATTGATGAAGATAAACCTAAAGACACAGACGATGAACGTGGTCTACATATTTTAGAAATGTGTCAGTTTTCTAAGTATGACTGGCTTGCAGAGGCTAATCATGGAATGAGAAAAGACTTCGAGGATAAAGTTCTGCTCTTTCCAATGTTTGACTCTATCAGTCTTGGTATCGCAAATGCTGAAGATGGTCTAAAGGGACGTAATTATGACACGCTAGAGCAGTGTGTAATGGAAATCGAGGACATGAAAGACGAACTAGCTATGATCCAGATCACTCAAACTGCCACAGGTAGAGATAAGTGGGACACCCCAGAGACAGTGGTGGGCACAGGAAAGAAAGGAAAACTGAGAAAGGATAGATACTCTTCTCTCTTGATGGCTAATATGGCCGCAAGAACACTATCTAGGACTCCAACCCCAATGACATACGCTATATATGGCGGATTTGCCACAATGGGTGATGGCGGAACAGACAGAAGCAAGGCTAAGGACAACGCTGACTTTCAGGGGCCAGCTTGGTTCACAGACAATATGAAGGATGTTTATTGATATTTTGTGTATAATATCCCGTTCGGAATGAATTCCCTTTAATCAAATTACCAATCGGAATGTGTCGGAGATATTAATGTCAAGCGAGTCGTTTACTTGGGACGAAGGCGATAACAAGGGCAGAGCAAAAGCCTTTGAAAATTTTAAAGAAACACAAGATTCCTATGATGGCGTAGCTAGAGCTTATCATAGAGATTTTCTAGATATCGAACCCAACCGCTCCGTAAAGCCCCACTTCGGAAGCAACGACTATTACGCCTTTAGACCAGAGGAGCAAGTCCCTAGACGGTCTAAGCGAATTGTCAAAATGTGTATGGATGCCTATGATAAGGTTGGCATTGTTCGTAATGTTATCGACCTTATGGGCGATTTTGGGTGTCAAGGCATTAATATCGTTCATGAAAACAAAAGTGTAGAAAAGTTCTTACAGCAGTGGTTCAAGAAGATTGATGGTAAAGAGAGATCTGAGAGATTTCTCAATAATCTATACAGAACTGGTAATGTATTTATCTACAAAAGCTACGCTGATATTACTCCAGATATTGAAAAATACATCAAATCTTTAGCCAGTGACATTATTCTACAGCGACCTGAGATCGAAGAAAAGCAGATTCCTTGGCGTTACAACTTCTTCAATCCGCTCACCATCGACATGAAAGATGGTCAGGTTAGCTTGTTCTTAGGTAAAAAGAATTACGCCCTAAATGCCGATACCTTTTTTGACAACCTCAAGGATGGAACTATTCCAACCAAGGTTCTTGAGACCTTACCTCCCGGTGTTAAGCAAGCAATTAAGAATGAAGAAAGAAAAATTGATCTAGATCCAGACCGTCTTTGCGTTCACTACTACAAAAAAGACGATTGGCAGCAGTGGGCACATCCTCTTGTTTACGCTATTCTTGATGATATCATTATGCTTGAGAAGATGAAGCTCGCTGACCTTGCTGCTTTAGATGGTGCAATCTCAAATATTCGCCTGTGGACACTTGGTGATTTTGACAATAAGATTTTGCCAACCAGAGAGGGTATCAATAAACTGCGTAATATCTTAGCCAGTAATACTGGTGGCGGTACTATGGAGCTTGTTTGGGGTCCAGAACTGAAGTTCACAGAGAGTAACTCACAAGTCTATAAATTCTTAGGCTCTGAAAAATACCAATCTGTACTCAATAGTATCTATGCTGGTCTTGGTGTACCCCCTACGTTGACGGGCATGGCAAACAATGGTGGCGGATTCACTAACAACTTTATCTCATTAAAAACTCTTGTTGAGAGACTACAATACGGTAGGGACCAACTCACAAAATTCTGGGAGAAAGAGCTAGAATTTGTAAGGAAGTCTATGGGTTTCAGAAAGCCCGGACATGTAGTTTATGACCAAATGAGTCTATCAGATGAGGCTTCTGAGAAAAATCTACTTATCCAACTTGCAGATCGCGACATTATCTCTCACGAAA